CAATAGAGCCGCGCTGGTCTAATCGTTTACAGTGTAAACCCTATCTGTTTTTTTTGTATTCTTTTGGAAAAGGTGGTTGCACTAGTGAGAATAGATCGCTAAGGTCTACAACATGGGGTCCACCACGGCCCACCACCTTATGATCTTGGAAAGGATCGAGATAATGAAAACCGTTCTTCAATTCTTAGTCGCTACCCTATCACTAACAACAACAGCCCTCGCGCTCTTTATGTTGGCCGCTGATCTTCAGGCTGAAGCTATTGGCGTCGCCATGATCGCTTTCGTGGGCTGGGCTCACCTCGCAATCGTAACAATCAAAGCTTAATTGGGAGACTAAGAACATGACTATTCAAAACATTCAAAAGACTATCAAAGCATTCGTAAAAGCTGAAAGCGCGAAAAGCGCGGCGATCTTAGCGGCCCTTCAGGATTACATGGGAACCGATAAGGCATTCAAAGACGATAGCCAAAAGGCATTCAGCCACATGGTTGATGTTATCAAGTCCACAGCCAAAGACGCTTCAGAAGATAACGCTATTCCGGCCACCATTAAGCAATATTGCACTCACCTTGTTGGTGTTGCCAATGATGCGAACCACGGGATTGAGTGGATCATCCGTCAAGGTACCTTTGGCGCTATTCGTAAAGCCTATACCAACATTCAAGAAATTAAACGCGGTGACGAAAAGCCAAAAGACGGCAACGCTAAGTCCAAGGCAGACAAAGCGCCAACTGTAAAACTTGACCCTATCATCCAAGCCCTTGCGCAATTCCGTAATCAACTGAAAGAACGCGGCGAAACAAAAGCCCTTCAGAATTTTGACTACATGTTGACAACAACGCTTCAGGATCACGTCAAAGGCAACAAGCCAACGCAAGAACCTAAGGCGGCAGTGGCGTCTATCAAAGTCCCAAAGGCGAAAGCCAAGGCACAACAAGCGGCGATGATATAATGGGGGCGCTAGTCTTTGTGGGGGGGTTCTTTGTAATCCTTCCGGCCCTCGCCTTTGTTGCTGATCATTACCTTCAGGGGGTGGCCAAAAAGTTTACAGTGTAAACGCCTCGCCCTCAATCATACCTCCCTCAACTTGGATCGCCTTCGGGCGGTCCTTTTTTTTCTGGTTTTTCGATCATTCAAAATGAGTTTGAGAAAAACCTATCATTCCTATCATATTACCGCCTGTACGCATTACCCGACGAACTCACGCCTGTGGGTTCTCATGGTCTGTGGAGGGGGGTGTGTGTGTAGTATTACCCCAGAAAGTTTACCCCATGTTTCACATTAACGGATGGTACGAAGGTGCCGACGGTGTCGAGTTGTTTTATGTTCAAGGTGAGACACTTCGTAAAGCTGCACGTGCCTTGATCGAATTAAGCGATGGCGACTGTATAGGCGTTGACCTTGAGGCTACAGGCGACAACGGCGAAGACCTCACACCAGATTTTGTACGCTTTTGTAGTGTCTGATTGACATATCTCACTAGTGCAACTAGACTAAATTCATCACCTAAATTCAAACCTACTGTAAGCGTTGTGACCACCACATGCTCAGCGTTTACAGTGTAAACTCTAAGGACTATCGCAATGACTAAGAAAGTTTATGAAAACAACCCATTCAACATTGTAGGTTGTTGGTTCAGCGCTTCACCTGAAGAACATATTGCAGGCAAAACGTGGTACCAAACAGCCAATGACATATCCTCACGTATTGGCGATCTGGTCAATGTACGTAATGACCTAGTGCAAGGCGTGATTGCTGCCCTATCACCTAATGTCCGCTGGGAGCGCAATGTTAAAGACGCTGAGACTTTTCTACAGGCCTACAAGTCTACACTCGGTGAAGAGGATTGGGACTATACTCAGGTGCGTCTTAGTGCTTACCCATTAAACCGTGAAAAAGCTTGGAGAATACTGACCGAAGGCGTCTTAGGCTCTGATAAAATTAATAAAATACTCAACGGTAACAAGACCAAAGCTTTCTTTGAGTGTATCAACAATCCTAATAATCACCACGCTGTCTGTGTTGATGGTCATGCCCGTAATATCTTTTACGGTACCCGTGTTGCCCTCAAGTCTAAATCAATGGGCGACAAAGAGTACCACCACATTGCCGCGGCTTACCGTGAAGCGGCTGGCATAATCTCCAAAGTAGAGGGTGTCGATATTCTGCCTATGCAGGTTCAGGCCGTTACTTGGACCCATTGGCGTGTACGTCATGGCATTGCCTAAAGATACCGATGGCATGGGCTGGGAGCTTAGGGACTTCCTATCAGATTTCCTCGGCCCAGTGCCTTCCAAAGATTACCCCGACGACGAAACCGAGGAGCCACAAAGTTACGTAGCGTGGAAACCCTCATACAACGGCGAAGAACCGCCTTTTTAACTTGCACTAATGCAAATAAACAGAAAGAAACCAACATGGCTACTAGTACACAAGTTCAAACACTACTTCACCACTTCAAGCAGACTTCTACAATTACAGTCCGCGAAGCACTTATTGAATACAGCATATCAAGCCTTACCCGACGCATTCGCGACTTACGGGAATTGGGCCATGAAATTACTTCAGTTAGCAAAAAGCACCCAGTCACTGGGCAGCGCTATGTTCGCTACACTTACATTAAAAAAGGGGAGTGGGCTTAGGCCCCCTCTTCAATCCTATACTATTCCGCCAATAATCAATACAATACAGGCAATGCAGATGTTTATAAAAACCAAATTCTGTGAAATATTCATTTCAACACTCGAAACTTCGTCCTTGAATCCTTCTTTTGTGTATCATAGTGGGATCAGTCGAGGGTTCGACTTAACTTTTGGGAGACTTTGGCTTTGTGCCAGTGTAATTAGTAAGAATGAGAAATCTTAACCTTATTTTAGATCAATTTAAGCATTATGACGACAGTATTCGTGTGACCACCGTTCAGGTGTTCATGGCCATCGGCTACAACGAATCCACCAACGCAGAACCCCTCATTATTTCCGACATTGTGGACAAGCTGCATATTACTATGGCTTCCGCCTCCCGCCATTGCAAAATGCTGTCTGATACAAGACGGCAAGGCGATTCAGGCATGGCCTTAATTACCATCACCAGAGACGTGGTTAATGGTAACCGAAAAGTTCTTCTTTTAACCAACAGAGGCAAGAAGTTGTTTCACAATGTGAGTACGCTTCTTGAATAAATAAATGACCGTATCAAAACGTGGATCAAAGTACCAAGCCTACATCTCTAGTAATGGTACACGGGTTCGCAGGAGTTTTGATACCAAAGTTGACGCTTTGATTTGGGAAGAGCAGGCACGTGAAGCGCTTGTCTTAGGTAAAGACTTACCCACCCTATCATCTAAATTACCCTCGACACAGACTTGGACCCTAAAAGACGCTGGTGACCGCACTTATCAGGTTGCTTGGCGTGGCTCCCGTTCTGAAACCAAGATGGTATATAACATGAACAGAGCTCTTAAATTCTTTGGTTCAAAAATGCCTGTGAAAGATATTTCAACCGAGATGGTAGACGAGTATATTCTTGAGCTCAAAAACCTCTCCAAATCTAATGCCACAATCAATCGACACTTAGCGGCATTATCCAAGATGCTTACCGTTTCTTTGGAGTACGATAAGATTGATAAAAAACCTAAACTTCGACGGCTTCAGGAAACTAAATGGCGCATGCGCTGGCTCACTGAAGATGAAGTATCTGCGATAATCAACAAAGCTGAATATTTAGGTTATAATGACCTCATGGATGCTATTGTAATTGCCGTGGACACTGGTATCCGTGCGGGAGAATTACATGCGTTGAAAACTGACAGCATGCGAGACGGTGGGTTACTAGTTGATGGCAAAAACCACGACTGGCGATCCATCCCCCTGACCAAGAGGGCTAAGGCTGTGATTGCTCGAAGGTGTCGAGCTCTTAGCGATAGTCCACAGCCTCAGTACCTATTCCCCCGCGGATCGTGGTGGAGAAGTGGGTGGGAGCGTGTCAGGGGACTTTCAGGACTAGGCGAGGACGTTGTTTGGCATACGCTCAGGCATACATTTGCGTCCCGCCTAGTTCAAAAAGGGGCACCCCTACAGGTGGTCCAAGCACTGATGGGTCACAAGACGATCCAGACCACTTTGAAGTATGCTAAGATTTCCCCTCTAAACTCGCAAAATGCGATTGCTTCTTTGGAACAGTAGAGAGTATATCTACGGCCTATCTAGCCTGTGGCGTAAGCTGTGGCGCTAGTGGCCTTCAGTGGCCTTGCCCGTGTGATGGAATGGTAGACATAGCAGACTTAAAATCTGTGGCCTTGCGGCGTGCCGGTTCGAGTCCGGCCACGGGTACCATTATGAAAACAAACGCTTTTCCAGCTTTGGTGAAGTAGACTTGACGGTAGATATTTTAATTGATTTACCGTCTAAACACGTTAACGCCTACATCCCTACGGGAGACTTAAAATGTCCTGCTACCTCCTATCACTTGTGCAAATGTCCGCCAAATCCCTTATTTATATGGCAACTCCTAGGGTTTACATTGTAAACTCAGTCATTCTCACATGTGCAATAGATTTCAGGTTTCGCGCCACACCTCAGGCTGTGGTGGCGTAGGCGGTGGTGTCCAATAAATGCCACTATCGCCCTAGGTCCCCCAAACATACCTATAGTAACCTTAAGGATAACATCACATGACTGACCTCTTGGAGAAACAGAGACAGCTTGAACTACAGATGCACCAGCTAGGTGTAGAAGCTTACAGAAAGAACGTGAACAAAAGCTTGCAGAGCCAAGCCGAAAGCAACACTGCTTATGGTGTAATATTACTTAAGAAGTCTGTGGATGATGTAGCTCAGGCTATTACTGATTTCGTAACTACAGCCCTATCAGGTGCCACGACTAAGGCTGCTTACTCTGCTGTAACTCTGAACAAGTTTGACCCAGAGATTGCAGCTTACATTGCACTTAAGAAGTGCGTGGACAGTGTATCGACAACGACAACTTTGACACGTCTTGCAATGGGCTTGGCGAGTGCCCTTGAGGATCAATTCAAATTAGAATTTATGAAAGAGCAAGATGGGTTTGTCTTTTCAAAGATATACAAGAACGTAACACGCAAGACGACTAACCGTTATTACCGCCGCTACAACATGCTTAGAGAGTTTGGGCGTCTTGAGCTCACTATGGCAAACGCTTGGACTAAGCAGGAAAAGATGTCGGTAGGTGTTAAGCTTATTGATCTTGTTATTCAGTACACAGGGTTAATCAAAGTTGAAAAGCACTCTATGGGTCGCAACAAAACAGTGATGTTTGTACGTGCTACCGAAACAACTTTGGACTGGATCAAGCAGGTAAACGAACGGGGTGAAAACCTTAACACTTCCTACATGCCTTGCTTGGTACGTCCTAAGGATTGGACCACGCCTGTTAATGGTGGATACTACACCCCAGAATTGTTTTCAGTACCCATGATCAAGACTTCTAACCTGAATTACTTTCAGGACATGAAGTATTACCCAATGCCTGAAGAATATTCAGCGGTTAACACTCTTCAGGGTACTAAGTTTGCAGTGAACAAAGAAGTTTTGGAAGTGATGAGGCATTGCTGGGACAGCGGCCAGTCATGGGCTGGTTTACCGTCTAAATACGATAACCCTGTTCCTCCTTTTCCCTTTAGCCCTGATGTCGATACCAAAGCGCTGGGCGAGGCTGATCAGTTGCGTTTTAAGGATTGGAAAAAGGCTGCAACACGTGTGTACCAATTCAATGCACGTGCCCTGTCTAAACGTATTGCCACCGAGCGTACCCTAAAGGTGGCTGAACAGTTTTCTCAGGAGGACGACTTTTACTTTGTTTATCAAAATGATTTCCGCTTCAGAAAATATGTCTGTAGTACCTTTCTTAGCCCTCAAGGCAGTGACCCCACTAAATCGTTGTTACACTTCTCTCAGGGGCGTCCTTTAGGTGACCGAGGTGCCTTTTGGTTGGGCGTACAGGGTGCCAACACCTTTGGGAACGATAAGGTCACGCTGCTAGAGCGTTATGAATGGTCTGAGGCAAATACTGATAAGATTGTCGCTTGTGCTACTGACCCTTTGACCAACACCCTTTGGACCCAAACAGATAAGCCTTGGCAGTTCTTGGCATTCTGTTTTGAGTGGAAGGGTTACAAAGAGGAAGGGACTTCTTACCTTTCACGCCAGCCTATTGCCCTTGACGGCTGTAACAACGGTATCCAACACCTTAGTGCCCTTGCACGTGACGAGCGTGGTGGTGCGGCTACTAACCTTATGCCCAGCGCACGTCCTAATGATATTTACCAAGAGGTAGCTGATGTTTGTCTGGAGGTTCTTGAGAGCCGCAAAGATGATAGGATGGCGCAGCTTTGGCTAGACTTCGGAGTAACTAGGAAAACCTGCAAGCGTCCGGTCATGGTGGTACCCTACGGGGGCAAAATGTTTAGCTGCCGTGGCTACATCGAGGAATACATTCACGATCAACTAGCAGCCGGAAAGCCCGATCTTTTTGAGGGTAAGTACTTTGAAGCATCTAACTACCTAGCTCATATTTTATGGGAAGCGATCAGCGAAGTGGTGGTCTCAGCCCGTGAAGTTATGAATTGGATACAAGGCGTGAGTGGTCTTCTGAGCAAAGAGGGACTGCCTACGTCTTGGACTTCACCATCAGGCGCTTACGTCACTCAGTTTTATGAGCAGGTGACCAGTAAACGCATCAACACCCACATTGATGGTACTTTAATCAAGCCACAATTCAGAGAACCAAAGGAAGGAACAATAGATAAACGCCGTAGCGTGAATGGTAGCTCTCCAAATTTCATTCACAGCCTAGATGCTGCGGCAATGACTAAAACGATCAACATATGTCGCCAACAAGGCTTGTCTGATTTCTGCATGATCCATGACAGTTATGCAGTACACGCCGGACAGCTAGGTGATGGCCGGAATTGCACTGACATCTTATTTGATGCCCTGCGTGAAGCTTTTGTAGAAATGTATGAGTCAAACGATCCCTTGGAGAAATTTAGGCAAGCAGCTTTAGAGGTTTTAGATGACGTACCTGAGCCTCCTAAGCGTGGGAGCCTAGACATAAGAGGCGTACTGAAGAGTGAGTTTTTCTTCAGTTAGGTTTCTATAACTACTTGCACAAGTGAGAGTACAATAAAGGACACTATAGTCCTACCCAACAGTGAGGCATCAAATGAACGCAAGAGCAGTAGCAATAGTCCTGCTTAAGAGACACCAACATTTGCCTTTGGATTTAGCCGCCAAGCTTTTAGCCGAAGGCATAGACGTAACCGCGCTTGAAAAGAAATATGGCGCTTAGTTTACACTGTAAACACCAACCAACGAGGTAACACATGGCAGTACGACAAACACCTAAAGGCTCAGCACTTTGGGCTAAACTCTTTCGTCCCGATACGAAATTTGATGCTGATGGAGTTTACTCTATTAAGCTTCGACTTCCCAAGGACCAAGCTGACGCAACCACCGATTATATTAATCAGGTTATGTCAGAGAGCCTTGATATGGCGAAGAAAGAGAACCCCACTAAGAAGGGCTCAATTAAGTCAGGCAACCCTCCGTACACAGATGTTTACGATGAGCAGGGTAATGAAACTGGCGAGGTTGAATTTAACTTTAAACAGAAAGCTGTAATCAAAACTCGACGCGGCACAATGGAAAAGAAACCAGCAGTATTTGATGCTAAAGGTAAGCCCATTGTTGAAGAAGTAGACGTAGGCAACGGCTCCACAGTCAAAGTTGCGTATGAGGCTATCCCTTACTACACAGCGATTGCTGGTGCTGGTGTGTCTCTACGACTAACGGCTGTTCAACTAGTCTCACTAGTGCAAGGAGCAGGCGGCTTAGGCAGCTTCAAGTTCGAGGAAGAGGAAGGTTATGAGTTTTCAGAAAGCGACGTAAAGCAACCCGATGAAATCTTTACCGAAGACGACAATACTGAAGTCACCACTGACAACGGGGACTTCTAAAGAGACCAAGTTCAGGTCAGGCTTAGAGCTTCATATTGCGCGAGACTTAGACAAGTCCACAAAGGAATACCTGTATGAACAGGAGAAGTTTCCTTACACAGTAGAGCGCACATATTTAGCAGACTTTGTCTTACCAAACGGCATCGTTATCGAAGCCAAGGGCTGGTTTAAATCTGCTGATCAACGGAAAATGAGAAACCTTAAGGAACAGTACCCAGACCGAGACATTCGGTTTGTGTTCCAACGTCTCGATTCCAAAGTTCAAGGGAGCACTATGACATGCCGCAAGTGGTGTGAGCGTTACGGCTTCCTGTACGCAGAAGGTTATATCCCAAAGGAATGGATTAATGAGAAAAATTGAGCTCATTGCTATCCACTGTTCAGCTACCAAGGCTGATCAGGAGTGTGACGCTGCTGTTATTGATAAATGGCACCGAGCACGTGGGTGGCGAAAGATTGGCTACCACATCGTTATTACCCGTGAGGGTATGGTGGAAAAAGGTCGGGCCTTGGAGGAAGTTGGTGCTCACATTAAAGGGCACAACTCTCGAAGTATCGGCATTTGTATGATCGGCGGACTAGACGAAAACGGTCAGCCGGAGAGTAACTTTACTAAGGAGCAATGGAAAACACTGGATGAGACCGTTGATGGATTACTCGAAAGGTTTGGGGATGTTGAGATCGCCGGACACAATGAGTTCTCCAACAAGGCTTGCCCGTGTTTCAATGTAAAAGAATGGCAGAGCAACAGGAATCCGAGTTCTTAACGCATGCGCCATGTCCCAATTGTCCAAGTTCAAATGGCTTTGCCATATTTGATGACGGGCATGGTTACTGCTTTGTGTGTCACCATTACGCTTCAAATGCGTTAGGTGGCGAAACCCCTAAAAAATCTGAGGTGAATATGGCAACTACAGAGTTAGTTGAGCGTTCTAATTTCCAACCTCTAAGTAAACGTAAGTTAAGCTTAGACACTTGTAAAAAGTGGGATTATTTCATTGGAGACTACAAGGGCCGACAGGTCCAAGTAGCAAATTACAAAGACGCACAAGGTGTAACCGTTGCTCAGAAAGTTAGATTTCCTAACAAGGATTTCCTCTTTCTGGGTGATACAAAGGCTGCTGGTTTATACGGCCAAAGCCTTTGGAGAGATGGTGGCAAGATGGTCACTATATGTGAGGGCGAAGTTGATGCTCTCTCACTCTCGCAAGCTTTTGGAAACAAATGGCCTGTCGTGTCCATCCCAACGGGCGCAGCAGGTGCAAAGAAAGCTATCCAAAAGCAACTCGAATGGCTCAATAAGTTCGAGAAAGTCGTGTTTTGTTTCGACAATGACACAGCAGGTATTTCAGCCGCTAAAGAATGTGCAGCTTTGCTTCCTCCCTCGAAGTCGCGCATTGCTAACCTACCGCTGAAAGATGCTAGTGAAATGCTGGTACAAGGTAAGACACAAGAACTTATTGACGCCATTTGGAGTGCTAAAGAGCACAGGCCTGATGGCATACTTAACGGGGCTGACCTGTGGGACTCTATTAATTTAGAAGAGGACATTCAGTCTTGGGACTATCCCTTCAAAGGGCTTAACGCCATGACCCAAGGTATTAGAAAGGGCGAGATCATAACTGTGACCGCTGGCTCTGGTATTGGTAAAAGCCAGATTTGTCGTGAGTTTGCGTATCACTTGTTGATACAGGGCGAGACCATAGGGATTGTAGCGTTAGAGGAAAGTGTAAAGCGTAGCGCCTTGGGCATGATGGCTATTGCTGCAAACAAACCTCTACACCTACAGAACGTAGACATCAGCCCTGAGGATAAAAAGCAGGCCTTTGATGATACCCTAGGGACAGGCCGAGTATTCCTGTACGATCACTGGGGCAGCACAGACAGTGACAACCTATTAGACAAGATACGTTTCTTAGCTAATGGCTGTGACTGTGGGTGGATCGTTTTAGACCACATTAGTATTGTGGTTAGTGGCCTAGAAGGTGGAGACGAACGACGGATAATTGACAATACCATGACAAAGCTCCGCGCACTTTGCGAAGAATTGAATGTCACTATTATCTTAGTATCTCACCTTAAGCGTCCCGAAGGTAAGGGACATGAGGAGGGAGGCCAGACTTCTCTTTCTCACTTACGAGGCTCAGCAGCAATCGCTCAGCTTAGTGATCTGGTGATAGGATGTGAGCGGAACCAACAAGACGCTGAGAATGCAAACATTACTATTCTTAGGTTGTTGAAAAATCGACACACGGGCGAAACAGGCATAGCGAGTTTGCTTGGTTTTGATCGTCATACTAACCGAATGACCGAAATGGCAATCACTGCTGATGCACGTGGTGATGATGAAATATTTACAGTTGAAGAGGATTTCTAATGACTGAGATAAACACAAAGTATGAAGTAGAAGCTGACCTGTCTCTTGAAGGCGTGTCGGTCTATGTCTTCTCTGAAGAAGATGAGGATGCTGAGGAAATCCCTATTTCTTGGGAAGAAATGATTGCTGATGCTATTGGCAACAGTGACAGCGCTGAGCTTAGCGATCTTTCAAGGTGCTTTCTGGCATGGGCGGAAGAGCTAAGGCTTGCCAGTTTTCAACACGACTAATTAGTTGCACATGTGCAAGTTGTTACTCCAGCGAGAGGACGTAAATGAGACTAATATTTGATATTGAAACAGACGGGTTAGACCCCACAGTTATCCACTGTATCGCTTGTCGAGACCTAGAAACCAACGAAGCCTATAGCTTTTACGGTGATACTCTCGACGAAGGTGCTTTGTTTCTCAGTAAAGCTAAAGAACTAATAGGCCATAACATAATGGACTATGATCTACGTGTTATGCGTAAGTTTTACCCAGCGCTCTTTAATGAATATGCGGGTAAAGTTACAGATACGTTAGTTCTGTCACGTCTAATCTGGCCTGACCGCCGTGAAAAAGACTTTAAGATTTACAGAGAAGGTAAACTACACCCCAAGCTTATTGGCTCTCACGCCTTGAAGGCTTGGGGTTACCGGATGGGGACACTCAAAGGCGACTTTGCAGAGCAAACAGATTGGCAAGATTTCTCAATGGAAATGCTTGAATACTGTGAGCTAGATGTCGTTGTTAACCTCAAGCTTTTTAAGTTGATTGAAAAGCATAATAAGGCTTCGGATGCGTCTAACCTAGAACATGACATTCACCGTGTTTGCCTAAAGCAGACGGCAGATGGTTTTCCTTTCGACGAAGAGAAGGCGGTAAAACTTTACTCTAAGTTGTCAGCAAGACGCCAAGAGATTTACGACGAAGTTGTAGCGTCCTTTGGTTCATGGTGGGAAGCAGATGGTGTTGTTACCCCAGCACGGAGTATCAAATACAAGTCCCTTACTAGGCATAGTGTTACAGCAGGGGCTCCTTACACAAAGATCAAGTATGTAACTTTTAACCCTGCTAGTCGGTTTCATATCTCACGTTGCTTGACCAAGAAATACGGTTGGGTCGCAAAAGAGCATACGGATACTGGTGAACCTAAAGTAGACGACAGTGTGCTTAGCAAACTTGAGTATCCTGAAGCAAAGTTACTTGCAGAGTATCTTCTTTTACAAAAGAGGGTAGGGCAACTAGCTGAAGGCAAGCAGGCTTGGTTGAAACTTGTCAAAGACGGTAAGATTCACGGGCGTGTAACCACTATGGGTGCTGTGACTTCTAGATGTACGCATCAGCAGCCAAACACTGCCCAAATTCCAAGTGTTGGAGCTAAGTATGGCCGAGAGTGTAGGGAGCTATTCCATGCACCTAAAGGTTGGAAACTTATGGGCTGCGACGTTTCAGGTTTGGAGCTTCGTGTACTTGCCCATTTTGTTTCTGCTTGGGACAAAGGTACCTACGCCAATATTCTTTTGGAAGGTGACATCCACCAAGCAACTGCGGACGCTACAGGCCTAACTAGGTCAGGGGCCAAAACATTCCAATATGCCTTACTTTACGGTGGAGGGGATGAAAAAATTGGCTCGATTGTAGGTGGAGGCAAAAAGGAAGGTGCTGCGCTAAAGCGTAAGTATTTCAAAGCCACTCCAGCCATTAAGAAGCTACGCGATGCAGTCCAAAAGAAGGCAGAGCAAGGCTACTTACGGGGCATTGATGGCAGGCACGTTCCTATTCGTCACACCCATGCAGCGCTCAATACATTGTTGCAAAGTTGTGGGGCAATTATCTGCAAACGCTGGGTAGTTACCTATCACAAGTTACTCAAGGAAAATGGATACATAGATGGCCGCGACTACACTCAGGTCGCCTACGTCCATGATGAAATCCAAGTCCTAGTTAAAGAGGAGTTAGCCGATGAGCTTGGGCAACTCTGCGTCGAGGCAATTAAACTTTCTGGACAGTATTACGACTTCAGAATCCCCCTCGATGGAGAATACAACACAGGCGGAAACTGGGCAGACACCCACTGACCCTAACGTGCTTGGAGACATCTCTGAGTACTACGCAATCACGTATCTACTCGACAAAGGCTACATGGTGTTTCGCAACACTACCTGTACTGGTCCGGTAGATATATTAGCGATCACCCCTGCGGGGGAAACAATCCTAATTGATGTCAAAACAGTCCGGTCCAACACTGATTACAACATAGCCTCTGTACGTTCTCCGTTACAGAAAAAGCTAGGTGTTCAGTTGTTGGACTTTGACGTTGCGACACGATCTTTCTCTTGGAAAAAGCACCGCGATTAATGAAACATAGACAAAAAACACGAACACGAACCGAGCCTAAAGAAAAGTTTTACGTCCAACGCAAGCTTTCAAGGATCGAGTTACACCCCAAGACAGAGCGACAGTCTGAGTACATTCGAGCAATTAATCTCAACCCTCAGGTAATCTCTGTTGGCTGTGCGGGTACTGGTAAGACTTACATTGCCGCTACAGTTGCTGCTGATCTCTTACGCCGTAAGGAGATTAAGAAAATCATCCTGACACGCCCGAATGTGGCAGCAGGTAAATCTCTTGGGTTCTTCAAGGGTACTATGGAAGAAAAGCTAGAGCCTTGGGTAGCCCCCTTCACGGAAGTGTTGAAGCTACACATGGGTCCTAATGCTTATGATATAGCGCGAAAGAATAATGAGATTGAGATCGTACCGCTAGAAGTTATGCGCGGACGTTCCTTTAACAATGCTTTTGTCGTGCTGGATGAGGCTCAAAACACCACCATAGGTGAAATCAAAATGTTCCTTACTCGAATAGGTGAGGACACCACAGTCATCATTAACGGTGATGTGGCACAGACAGACCTCAAAGAAAGCAGTGGTCTCAGCAAGATCATTCACATGTCAAAAAAGTATGGCATGCCCATTCCCATCATTGAGTTCGGTGAGGATGACATTGTCCGTTCAGACATATGCGCCATGTGGATCAAATCGTTTAATCGAGAGGGTATTTAAGTGGCTAAGAAACCTACTGAAAAACAACATGAATGCCAAAGATGTCTTCAAATGGAAGCATCATTAAAAGAGGTTACCCGACTAGCAAAGCTAGGGGAGGGTGCCGCGTGGTGGTACATTCTTGAGGCTACAAAGAAGGGACTTAAGGAATGGAAATAACCTTTGTCCTTCACCTCATAACAGTGTGCGCCTTCCTATTCGTCAGCATAGCGCTGGCCTTCAAGTTCATCATGGAAGCGGTGCTCGATTACAAAGAAGTCACCTCCGATATTAAGATTGTATTGGGAAAAAAGGGAGAAGATGACCATGAAGATGAAGATACTTTTAGACGGTGACATCCTTGTTTACGAAGCAGCCGTAGCCGCTGAGAAAGAAATAAACTGGGGCGATGGTCTTTGGACAATACATGCCCGTGAAGACGAAGCCCTAGGCATCTTTAAAGATAAGCTAGGCTTCATCTTGGATAAGTCAGGTATCAAAGATTACACGATCTTTCTCACAGGTGGTGCTAACTACCGTAAGTTTTTGCATGAAGACTACAAAGCAAACAGGGCTACCAAGCGTAAGCCGATGCTTATTAAATGGCTTCGTAAGTACCTCATGGAAAACTATGACGCTGTCTTACACGAAGGCATCGAGGCCGACGACGCTATCGGAGTTTACAGTGTAAACGATGGCTCAGTTATTGTGTCTAAAGATAAGGACCTTCTGACAATTAAAGGTGCTCACTGGAGTGCTGACAAAGGGTTCTATGAGGTCACTGAACAAGAGGCCGATCACAACTTCCTAATGCAAACCCTCACAGGCGATACGACAGATAACTACAAAGGTTGTCCTACCTATGGGCCTGTAAAAGCCAAGAAGGCTTTAGACTGTGAAGACCCTTGGGCGGCTGTAGAGGCTGCATTCCTAAAGCAAGGTCTCACAGTTGAAGACGCAATCACACAAGCACGGTTGGCACGTATTCTACGTCCTAATGAATTTGACATATCAACAAACGAGGTAAAGCTTTGGACACCCAAGACACAGTCAACAAACCCCAACATTATACAAACGGTAGCATTGAGTGCATTGAGTACATGAAAGACAGCATGGAAGTGACCATGTTCCTTGGTTACCTCGAAGGTGCTGTTAAAAAGTATGTGCATCGTTACCGCTACAAAGGCCGTCCAGTTCAGGACCTAGAAAAAGCCTCTTGGTATCTTGATCGTTTGATCTCGGAGTTACGCCAAGATGGGTAATATAAATAGCAAAGATGGGTACGACTTTGTGGCATCACTCGAAGCCACTAGTCCAACTTCCTACATCATCATTGGTGCTGGTAACTGTGTGCACTGCACAAGAGCCAAACAGTTCTGCGATAAGCGTAACATCCCTTACACTTACTATGACCTAGGATGTCACGCTTGGCTGAAGGCTTTGATTAAGAAGTCAGACCTCACCACCGTCCCTCAAATATTCACAACAACAGGCCTCCATATCGGGGGCTATTCTGATTTGGAGCATTTTAATTGATCGTAGCAACTTACATTACTCACTGCGGTGATGACCTTTCAGTAGTTAACGCGGCCCGTGTTTCGTTCGGTAAAAAATCTAAACTTGAGTGTACAGACCTTGTCAAAGGTAAGTATGCCATGAGCAAGGCAGACACTAAGTTAATAAAATACCTAGCCAAGCATAAACATATCAGCCCCTTCGGCCATGCCTTTGCCAGCTTCCACGTCAAGGCGCCTATCTTTGTGGCACGTCAGTTAGTGAAGCATAAGTTCCTGCGGTGGAATGAGATCAGCCGTCGTTACGTAGATGAAGTGCCTGAGTTCTATGTTCCTGATGTATGGCGCGGACGCAGTGCCGATAAGAAGCAAGGTAGTGAAGGTTCAGTTCAACTAGGCACACTAGACAGATTGATTGTGTCAGACAGTCCTTATGAAGCCCTTTGTGCTTATGAGGCTTTGCTTCAATCTGGTGTAGCCCCTGAGCAAGCCCGTATGGTTCTACCACAGTCCACCATCACAGAGTGGTACTGGAGCGGTTCTTTAGATGCTTTTGCAGACATGTGTCGCCTTAGATGTGCCGCCGATACTCAACTCGAAAGCCGTCTAGTCGCAGATCAGATCAGTGCAAAGATGTCTGGGTTATTCCCTGTAGCATGGGCGGCCTTACTTGCTGACGGTTGAGTTCCATGACGACTGCACAGCGGTAACGGTTTTAGACGAACAAGGCGAATACGACGACATCCTTTTAATCCAAGACGGCACCAGTGTGGTCCTGAGGCAGTATGTTGAAGACGAAGAAGAATATCATCTTATCGTCATCTCCCCCCAACAATTTCAAAGTCTAATCGCGGCACAGGACCTGCCAGCGGGGACGTACAAGGTACAATAATGAGAACACTAAATAACTACCAAGAGAATGCAGCAAAGACTGCAATTTACCCTGAAGACAAAGCCCTAGAATACTTAACATCAGGACTAGCCGCGGAGGCTGGTGAGCTTACAGGCAAGATGGCCAAATACTGGCGTAAGGACCAAGCAGAGCTTCCTAAAGAAGACCTAATAGCTGAGCTAGGGGACGTACTTTGGTTCGTCTCTGAGTTCGCTCGTCTGCTCGAAACTCCGCTGCAAGAAATAGCAGATGAAAATATCAAGAAATTAGCTTCCCGTCACGCACGTGGGACAATTAAAGGTGATGGAGATAACCGATGACTAATGATGTACGATCACAGGTGGTAACTCGCCGCACCTATAACCGTCCTCTAAATGATGAGGGCACAGTATTTGAAACATGGCCGGAAACGGTAGACCGCGTAATCAACCACCAGCAATGGCTCTGGGAACGTGCCAAAGGTGAGGCCCTTAACCAAGGCGAGACTGGTGAGCTTGAAGAGTTCCGCGACTTGATGCTTGAGCGTAAAGCTACAACTTCAGGCCGCACATTGTGGCTTGGTGGTACAGACGTAGCTAAGAAACACGAAGCATCGCAGTTCAACTGTAGCTTCGGACGTATCGAGACAGTCCATGACGTAGTTGATGCGTTCTGGTTGTTGCTTCAGGGCTGTGGTGTAGGCTTTGAACCTGTAGTGGGTACATTGAATGGTTTCGCCCGTAAGACTAAAATTGAAACATGGCGTTCAACTCGCACCGATAAAGGTGATGAGGATAATGAAACAGAACTAAAAGTCACTGAAGAAGGCTACCGCATCTACCGTATTTCGATTGGGGATAGTGCGAAAGCTTGGGCAAAGGCCTTGGGTAAAATCTTAGCGCTTAAAGACCCTGTAGATCGTCTCATCTTAGACTACCGTGAAATACGCCCAGCCGGAACACGTCTAAAAGGCTACGGTTGGATTTCATCTGGTGATGACACGCTGCATATTGCCTTGAGCCGTATATGCGAGATTATGAATAATCGTGCGGGTCAACTTCTAACTCGTATGGATATTCTAGACCTGCTTAACCACATGGGTACTACACTATCCTCACGCCGATCTGCGGAAATTGCTCTGATGCCTGTAGATGGCCCAGAGATTGATGAGTTTATTTCAGCAAAGAAAGACTTTTGGCTGCATGACAACGCCCACCGTCAACAGTCCAACAATTCAGTCATGTTTTATAAACAACCTACCAAGTGGGAATTGTCTTATATCTTTGACCGTATGGTACAGGCAGGGGGCTCCGAGCCAGGATTTATCAACGCTGAGGCTGCACTGAAAAAAGCACCACATTTCAAGGGTTTAAATCCTTGCGCGGAGATATTATTAGGAAATAAATCCTTCTGTAATTTAGTCGAGTGCGATTGGGGTAAGTACCTAGGTAAGTTTGAGGACCTAAAGAAAGCTGTCTATCTAGCAGCCCGTGCAAACTACCGACAAACATGCGTAAATCTTGATGATGGTATTCTACAGCGGTCATGGCATGAGCTAAATGAGTTCCTACGTCTCTGCGGTGTAGGTGCCACAGGTATCGTTAAGTTCTTAGATCATTACGAAAAGCTTCACCTACCTGCGATGCTCAGAGAACTACAAAAAGCTGCCCAAAGTGGTGCGTACTCTATGGCGGATGATCTGGGCCTACCGCGTCCTAAGCTTGTGAGCACTGTCAAGCCAAGTGGGACATTATCAAAGGTCATGTCGACTACAGAGGGCGTCCACCGTCCGCTAGGTAAGTACCTTTTTAACAATATTACTTTCTCTAAGCATGACCCTATTGTCCCTATCATGGAAAAAGGTGGGTACAAAATTATTGAGAAACCTTTCGAGCCAGACAGTGTCTTAATTACGTTTCCTGTAGCTTACGAAGACGTTGAGTTTGAAATTGTTGACGGTAAAGAAGTTAATCTTGAGACAGCAGTAGAACAGCTAGACCGTTACAAGCTGATGATGGACAACTATGTGGACCATAATTGCTCTGTAACGATTAGTTACGATCCGACAGAAATCCCAGCCATTATTGATTGGATTATGACCAACTGGGATAGCTACGTTGGTGTATCGTTTATCTACCGTAATGACCCCACCAAAAGCGCAGAAGACCTAGGATACGCTTACCTCCCACAAGAGGTTGTAACTAAGGAAATTTACGACGCCTACATGTCCAACATTTCTGAAGTCAGTCTCGATGCAGCAAACTCTTTGGATGAGTTAACTGACGACGAATGCGCCACTGGTGCGTGTCCGATCCGTTAAGTAAACGCTCTGTCCGAATAAAGGACCCTATCGGTGAACCCAATGGAAACAACAGTAATTAATAGTCTTAAACTCAACAACGCTGACGTTCTTAGACAAGAATTAATTAGCCTTTTCCCTGATAAGCTACCGCGGACAGAGCTCACGCCTTACCAACTTGGCGTACTCGCAGGACAGCAACAGGTATTAGATAAGATCAACCTACTTTTAAAATAAAGAGAAACACAAATATGTGCATGTCTACACCTAAGATGCCAGAAATGAAGGTAACTGCGTCCCAGTCGAAAGCTGCTGCTCGTGATTTGGACCCAAAACTTCAACTGGCTGATCCACAATCTGAGGCCGATATGATCCGTAAGAAAACCCGTGGTAAACGTGGTTTGCGGATTGGTCGTCGTCAAAACCAAGCACAGGTGGGAACAAGCGGATTGACTAACAAGTCAGTCTCCATCCCAACTAAATAAGGAGCTAAGTGGTGCATAGTTCAGAATACCAAAGCGTAGCCCAGCGCTATGCCCATCTTTCTACATCTAGAGAAAGCTATCTTAGACGGGCTAGGGAAGCTTCAACACTGACTATCCCGTCTTTGATACCCCCTGAGGGTCACAGTGAGTCAACAGAATTTGATACACCTTATCAAGCTGTAGGGGCGCGGGGCGTTAATAACCTTGCCTCAAAACTCTTAATGGCCCTGCTACCTCCCAATGCCCCTTTCTTCCGTCTTACCATAGACGACTTCGATATTGTTGAAGTTGCAGGCCCAGACGCACGTGGCGCAGTAGAAGAGGCTTTAGCTCGTATCGAGCGTACAGCAATGGGCGAAGTTGAAGCCCTAGCATTACGTGTTCCAACCTTTGAAATCCTAAAGCACCTCTTAGTAGGTGGTAACGGACTGCTTTACATGCCCAAGAAAGGCTCTGTGAAGTTTTATCGTTTAGATCGTTATGTCGTTAAACGTGACTACATGGGTAATTTGATGGAAATCATTACCAAAGAGTCCGTTAGTCCTATGATGCTTCCTAAAGAAGCCCAAGAAATCCTAGGCGACGAAAGTGATACAACAAAGAATATTGACTTATTTACTTGTGTAAAACGCACTGACCGAGGCTGGAAAATCCACCAAGAGGTCAAAGGTGAAACAATTAACGGTACTGAAGGTTCATACCCTTTAGACAAAAATCCATTTATCCCACTACGTCTCAACCGTATTGACGGTGAAGATTATGGACGTGGTTTTGTAGAAGAGTATTTAGGTGACCTTCGGAGTTTAGAGCAACTAACACGCGCTATTGTCGAAGGTTCCGCAGCTTCTGCGAAGGTGCTATTTTTAGTAGCCCCTAATGGTACTACAAAAGCATCTACTTTAGCTAAGTCACCTAATGGTGCCATCGTTACAGGTAGTGCTAATGATGTATCAACTCTGCAAGTGCAGAAAGGCAGTGACTTTGCCGTCGCACTTCAAACAATCCAAATCATCACAGAACGTCTCTCCTTTGCATTCTTACTTAACTCCAGCGTCCAACGTAACGCGGAACGGGTAACTGCTGAAGAAGTGCGCTTTATGGCCCAAGAATTAGAAAGCGCCCTTGGTGGTGTCTATTCCATCTTGAGCCAAGAGTTTCAGTTACCATTAGTTAAGCTGTTGCTTAATCGTCTATCGTCTCAAGGCAAAATGCCTAAGATGCCTAAGGACAGCATTAAGCCACAGATTGTAACAGGTATTGAAGCGCTTGGACGTGGTCAGGATTTAAACAGACTAGCTCAGTTGTTGAACTATCTTCAGCCGCTAGGTCCTGAAATCATCCAAAAGTACATGAATGTTGATGATTATATTGATCGCCTAGGTGCCTCTTTGGGTATCGACACAGGTGGTTTGATTAAGAGCCCTGAGGAATTGCAGGCTGAACAGCAGCAAGCAGAACAAGCTCAGCAACAACAGATGATGCAAGCCACTATGGGTAAAATGGCAGAACGTGCTGCCCCTGAGTTGGCAAAGCAATCGCCTGAGCAACAATTACAACAATCACAAGAGCAGTAATGGTAGAAAAAGTTAACACTTACGAAGCACCTAAGGCTGAAGACCCAGCTTATATTGATGAAATGGTTAAGAAGACCGAAGGTGCTGCTACCGAAGCCGATGAAGTATCTCAGGAGGACCGCCCAGAGTGGCTTCCTGAGAAATTTCAATCAGCCGAGGACTTAGCTAAAGCTTACTCAGAGTTAGAAAGTAAGCTTGGAACAACCCCCGAAGAGACGCCTGAAGCCGAGAATGTAGAAGAAGCAGCCCGTGAAGTTGTTGAAAATGCAGGTATGGACTTTGAGGCAATGTCTAGTGAATTTTGGGAAAACCAATCTCTCTCCGATGATACTTATGACAAGTTAAACAACGCTGGCATTCCTAGTCACGTTGTTGATGCGTTTATTGACGGACAGATGGCCGTAGCAGACAAGGCTCGAACCGACGCCTTTGCTACTGTAGGCGGCGAACAGAACTATAACGAAATGGTAGAGTGGGCCGTTAACAACCTAAACGAACAGGAAGTTAATGCTTACAATGCTGCCGTTGAAAGCGGTGACCCGAATGCTACGAAACTAGCAATTTCTGGTCTAAACGCTCAGTACCGTATGGATAATGGTCAAGAACCTAACTTGATTTCTGGTGAGGCTAGTACAGCATCCTCTGGGTCCTACCAATCCGTAGCTGAACTCACAGCGGCTATGTCGGACCCAAGGTACCAACGAGATTCCGCGTATCGTAAGGCAGTTTCTGATAAACTGGCCCGATCCTCAGTTCTCTAAGTGCCAAGCGTTTACACTGTAAACGTGACTTATCTAAAAAGCTAAACACTAAACTAGTAATTATGGCCCCTTGCGAGGGACAACCCTAGTGAATGTGACTGTGTGGTGCTGATTAGGAAACAATCTCTAAATCAACATCATATTGAAAGGCCTAACCAATGGCATTCCCAACAGACCAGACCGTATCACGTATCGGTCAAAAGAACGGTGCAGGCGATGCACGTTCCCTATTCCTAAAATTGTATGCAGGCGAAGTGCTTACAGCGTTTGAAGAGAAAAACATCTTCATGCCGTTGCACCGCGTCCGTGCTATCTCTAACGGCAAGTCCGCTCAGTTCCCAATGACTGGTACCGCCAGCGCAAAGTACCACACTCCTGGTTCTTTGATCGAGGGTGACATCATCAAGAAGGGTGAGCGCACTGTAACTGTTGACGATCTACTGATCTCCACACAGTTTATTGCAAACATCGACGAAGCTATGACACATTTTGATGTCCGTAGCATCTACTCTTCTGAAGCTGGCCAAGCACTTGCTAACGCTGCCGATAAGAACGTAGCACGTATGATTGCTAAAGCCGCTATGATCACTGACGGCGCTTCTGCTGCTGCTGCTGGTCTAGAAACATTCGACGGTGAAGTCTTCACAAGCAACGTAGCAGTAGCCAACGCGGCTGCATCCGGTAACGACATCGTTGCTGCGATCTACGGCGCTCTCGAAGAGTTTGACAAAAAGGACATCACAGGCGAGAAAGTTTGCGTCTTGGGTCCACAAGAATACTACAAATTGTTCGGCGCTGGCCAAGCAGTAGGTAACCTTGGTTACATGAACCGCGATATTGGCGGCACAGGTTCCATTGCTACTGCAACAGTACCAGTAATTGGTGGTGTACGTATCTTGATGTCTAACCACTTGCCATCAGGCGACGAGTCAGTAACTTCAGCAACACCAGAGCCTTTGTCACGTCCTACACAGTACAAAGGTGATTACACTACACTTAAAGGTGTAATCTTCTCAGGTGACGCAGCAGCTACTGTTAAGTTGATGGACCTAGGTGTTGAATCTGAATACCAGATTGATCGTCAGGGTACTTTGATGGTTGCTAAATATGCAATGGGACACAACATTTTGCGTCCAGCATGTGCAGTCGCTTTGACAGCCTAAATATTATTGGGGGGTTCCTTAGGGGGCCTCCCTTTTTTTCTTTTAAGGATACAACATGACTCCGACATCCAAACTAGAAGCGGTCAATGTAATGCTGTCCTCTATTGGTGAAGCCCCTGTTAACTCTTTGTCGTCTGGATTGTTGGACGCTGAGCTTGCTGAGACAATTCTCAACAATGCGAACAGGGAGGTTCAATCAAAAGGCTGGCATTTTAACACTGAAAATGGCTACCCATTAACCCCTGATAACATAACCAAACAGATTACTTTACCAACAAACACCCTTGGTGTGGACGGTGACGTACAGTCTACAACACTTGATATAGCCCAGCGCAGCGGTAAGCTTTACAACCGCGTAGGACATACATTTTCATTTGATAATGCGGTTAAAGTAACGATCATCCTTCTTTTGGATTTCGAGGATATTCCAGAGGTTGCACGTCGTTATATTGCCTTACGGGCAGCCCGTGTTTTTCAAGACCGCACCATTGGTTCATCCGAGCTACACGGCTTCCAACAACGCGACGAAATGGAAGCTAAGTTAGAGCTTGATGAGCAAGAAAACCGCGACGCTGATTACAACATTTTTAATGGCGTCGATACTTATAGCATCATTAACCGTAGGGGATAAGAATGGCTCTAATTTCAGGCGCGATCCCTAACGTAATTAACGGGGTATCGCAGCAGCCTCCTAGCTTAAGGCTAAACACGCAGGCCGAGCGACAAGTTAACGGCGTATCGAGCGTAGTTAAGGGTCTCTATAAAAGGCCACCCACAGAACACGTTGCTTTGCTGAGCTCATTTACTACCAACTCTTTTATTCACACTGTCAGGCTTCTTAGCGCTCAGAACATTTTAGAGACCTATTTTGTCATTGTTTCTCCTACAGGAATCCAAGTGATTAATGAGACAGGAGAGGCTCAAACAGTCACTGCTGATAACATTGAATACCTGTCAGGCACTACATCCGCCTCAGAGGACTTTGGCGCAACTAGCGTTGCCGATTATACCTTTATCGTTAACAAAAAGAAAAAGGTAAAAACAGGTTCAACACGTAGTGCTGCTTTGAAACAAGAGGGTATGATCTTTGTTAAGCAGGGTGATTACAGTTCAGACTATTCTGTAACTATTGCGTATGCAGGCACAGACTACACTGCAACCTACACAACACGGGATAGCTCAGATGTCCTACATGAGCCTGATGTAAAAACCACAAACATTGCATCTAGTTTAAAAACAGCCCTTGAGGGGGCGGTACCCGCGGGTTTCACCTTTGAGCTTCTTGATAACATCATTTACGTGTTTCGAGACGATAACGCTGTGTTCAGCCTCGACGCTACCGACTCCTTTGGTGATACACATATCAAGGGTATTAAAGGTGTTGTAAGTGATCTAAAGGACCTGCCAGCGCAGGGTAAACTAGGTTTCCGAGTACGTATTAACGGTGACACTACAAAGGGTCAGGATGATTACTTTGTTGAGCTACAACAGCCTGATGACGGTTCTGACTTTGTTTGGAAAGAATGCGTAGGTTTCGATATTCTATTAGATTTCGATGCTGAAACTTTACCTCACCAGCTAATACGAAATGCCGACGGTACTTTTACTTTTGAACCCGTAACATGGACACTAAGAAACTCTGGTGACGATGATACAAACCCGTATCCGTCTTTTGCCAACTATGACGCCGCAGAGTACCCCCTTGGGCGATACACAATTAACGATGTGTTCTTTTATAAAGACCGCTTATGTTTCTTATCGGATGAAAACTTAATCGCCAGTCAAACTGGGTCCTACTTCAACTTCTTTCAAACCACTGTTCTCACGTTACTAGACGATGGTGTTGTAGATATTGCGGTGACCAATAACACAGTGAGTATCCTCAAGCATGGGGTACCTTTTGACGAGAGTATTATCCTGTTCTCAGACCTTGCACAGTTTAAGGTTTTGAACGCAGACATTTTCTCGCCAGCTACGGTATCAGCTTCGGTTACCACAAACTTTGAGGCTTCATTAAGAGCCAAACCTGCCTCTGCTGGAAAGTACGTATTCTTTCCCTTCTTAAGAGGTACTTGGTCAGGCCTACGCGAGTACTTTGTAGATAGCGATAATGATACAAACGACGCCTCAGATATTACATCACACGTTCCTAATTTTATTGACGGTGAAGTGACACAGCTTTTAGCTTCTTCTAACTTAGACATGTTGTTTGCTACTGCGGAGAGTTACCCAGACCGCATTTATACCTATAGTTACTATTGGAGTGCGGGTGAAAAACTTCAATCTGCTTGGAACTACTGGACCATTAACGCTCCGGTCATTCACATGTCAGTCGAAAACACAACGCTTTACCTCTTGGTGGAACGTGCTGAAGGTGTTTGCTTAGAGACTATTAACCTAAGCGTTGATACATCAGTCACAGGTAGTTTGACCTACCCAGTATTAATTGACCGTCGCATCGAGATTACAGCAGTAGATCAAGCACTGCCTTACACTGATTACGTCCTTTGTACTAACGACGGACGGCAAGTGTCTGAGGCCGAGGCCGTCTTTACCGCTGGGCTTAATGCCAAAGTCTATGCAGGGTTTAAGTATAACTTTGAGTACGAGTTTTCACCTATTGTTATGAAGGCTAACGATAAGCCTATAACTACAGGCCGCTTACAGCTTAGACGCTTCAATCTAGTTTATAGTGACACAGGTGCGTACAACTTAACGATCCGGCGTAAGCTCCCTAATCAAGAGCTAAACTTTGTAGAGTACAGAGCATCTAACGATCTCGGTTCCTCTCTGATTACGGGTCAATCCAAACTAGAAACAGGAAACTTTCAAATTGGCATTCAATCCGAAGCCAGTAACACAAGTATCTTGGTCAACTCGACATCCTTTCTACCCGTAGTTCTTCAATCTGCTGAATGGGAGGCTGTCTTCCACATCAGATCAAGGAGACTAGATTGATCGAGTTTAAACACTCAACAATAGAACATTGTCACGAACTTGCTCCCAATATGCGAGAAACAGATGCAAGAGAAGTTTTTCATTCTAGCGGTTTAAACCCTCTGGGTGCTTTACTTGCTTCTGTTAACAACTCGCACAAGCCTGAGACTATTTACGGAAATGGTCAAATCGTAGGCATGAGGGGCGTAGGTCATGCAGGGACTGTTGGCTACCCTTGGCTTTTAGGGACACCTGAAATTGTGTCCTTTGCAAAGTCGCTACATGCGACAGCGAAGCCTTGGGTAGACAGTTACCTTCTCGAATACCCCCTCCTTTATAATTACGTTTCAGAGGATAATCGCGCTGCCATACTTTGGCTTAAGCGTCTTGGTTTCGTGATGATCCGCTACGTCCCAGATCACGGGATGATGAAGAAACCCTTTTATGAATTTGTTAGGATAAAATAAATGTGTGTAGTCATGTTAGGCGCAGCACTGGCTCCCGCTTTAGGCATTAGCCTTGGCACTGGAGCCGCCGCATCAGCAGCAGCCTTAAACTTAGGTATGGCTGCTATTAGTACTGGGATGGGAGTTGGTTCTGCCGCTCTATCCCACAGAAACGCATCAATTCAAGCAGAACAACAGGCACGTCAAAACGATATTAACGCCCAAAACGCAGTTAGAAGTCAGGATGACCAGTTCCGTCAGTTAAACACCCGTGTGATGGAAGAGGCAGGCGCTGCTGTAGATGATAGGGTTGACAGTCTGTTGCAGGCAGCACGTATCAAATCCCGCATGAGAGCATCCGCTGGTGAAGCTGGTATCTCAGGTATGGGCCTTGATCACATGCTTCGTGACGTACACCGCACGGAAGCCCGAAACATATCTCAAATCAATAGAAATCAAGACGCAGTACGCGCTCAAGCAGTCTTTGACGGCATGGGGGTTAAAGCAGCGACTGAAAGTAGAATTAGCAGTCAACCTATGATCGAGCGTCCTAGCCTACTGGCTACAGGACTTAAGATCGGTGGGTCCGCTGTCGGCGGTTATAATCAATATTCGCAATATACCACTTAATTAGGATAAGAAATGGCAAGAGTTCCAACTGATACCTCTTCCCTGCGGGGAATGAGACAGGGTAGCCGTATCGTGGCACGTCCTGTGGACACATACACGTCTGTCAGCAATCAGGTGAGCCGTAACAGTAAAGGTATGCAGATAGCTAATGCGTTAGCGCAAATCGAGCCTACCCTTACAAGTTACTTTGACCGGACCGCAGAGACAAACAAGAAAGATGCAAAAGCAGAGGGCCTTCAGAGTTATTTAGAGGCCTCCTCAAAAGAGCGTAAAGCATACGCAAACAAGATTAAATCAGGTGAAATTGATGAAATCGAAAGCCCCTTCTTTATTGAGGGTCTCTCACGGGGTATCCTAAGAGATAAGGCACGTGAGTTCGGTAACGATCTAATGCGTGACTGGAACAGCAACAAAAACGGTATTCGAGATGTAAACGGCTTTGTGGCCGCACGTCAGGATGAGTTTATCAAAAAGAACGCCTTGGAGTTATTTGACGCTGAAGTCTTTAACGCTGAGTTTGGCACACGTGCCGAAGCTTTCTCCAACATGGTCAACCAACGTGCGTATGAGCACGGCATTCAAAGAGCACGTCAGGCCCAGCTTACCAATTTAGGTAAGGACATGGTGGCCGCACGTAACGATAACTTTAATCAGGAAACTGGACAGCTTGATGCTGCAAGTTATGCCAAAGCCTCAAACGAAGTAATTCAAGATTACATTAACCAAGGGCTAGACCCGTCAGCAGCTATTACTAATTCTCTTTCCCACCTCGAAGCCGCTGGCCTTGAGGACCTTGAAAACCGTGACGTTTATATAAGCGCCATGCAGAATATTAAAACACGTGTGGGTACTTATGGCGAAACAGGAAAAGGTGCGCTTTCAGTCGCAAAGCTTTCTGAACAGTTTGATAATAAGTACGAAGCTCAGGAAGATGAAATTTACGCACGGGATGTTAAAGATCAACAGCGTGAATTAGATGTTTTACAAGAAAACGCCTACACTCAACTGGTAAACCAAGGCCCTGATTATTTTGAAACTGAGGATGGTAAAAACTTACTGTCAGCTATTTTAGTTAATCCTCAAGGTGGACAGGGTGTTGTAAACAATATCCGGTCTGAGATTGAATTTAGAGAAACGATTGTAAGTGATCCTGAGACGCTGGCTGATTTCCAAAGCCAAGCGCTTGGAGGTCGAGACATCACGACTGAAGTCTTAACTTCGCGGGAACTTAGTCCTCAAGATAAGGTCAACTTGCTAGGTGCTAGTCAACAAGGCCAACGTCTAGGTAACATTACCAATTCACTAGGTACTAACCATGTTGCAGGTTTTGTTTCTGACGCCACTCGCTCAGATAGCAGCAACCCTCTAGCCTTTATGGAAGGCACAACTGCTTACACTAAATTGAAATCTGAAGCACAAATAATTGGTAACAATATTGTCTTAGCTGCGGCCCAAAGGTTTGACCTTAAAGACCCTGAGGGACAGGCGGATGCTAATGCTTACATCATAGATCAGATGAAAAAGCAGGCACCAATAATCGAAGCTAAACGTGCGGAGATTAAAGGCCAGACTGTTGATCCAGAACTAGGAAAAACTCTTCCAGAGGTGCAAGAAGTTGAAGAGACAGGGGCAAGCCCAAATGTTCAGAAAACGCTTCTTCTTTTGCCTCAGACATATACTCAGTCAGTAAGTAGACTAGCCATCGAGACAAAGCGTCCACAATTTATAGTCCCCGATGCTGATCTAAAAGGTACGAATATCAACCCTCTTGATGAGGTAGAAACCCTTGAGGACCTTGAAGGTATTATTACTGAGTTTAACCAGATCGCGATTGACCCAACAAGAGACTGGGGACAGTCGAAAGCCTTTGTCATGGCTGCACGTCTAGGCATTCCTGTTGAGAAAGTACTGGGACAGATAACCGCTAAAATAGTGGCTAACCCACCAGTTTCTGAAGAGGAAGCTATGGCAGTAGAGATACAGTCGTCCCGTGAAGAACAGAACAGGCAGGACGCTATCGAAGCGGATGTATTTATGAGTACGGCGAGAGGGTTGTACCCTGATCTTGTACCAGAAGACCTACCACAAGGGATTATGAGCTTCCTTTCGCAACCTGAAATAGCCGGACTACTCCAACAATTAAGTTACGGCCTCGACACTCAAGGACCAAATTTCACAAGAGAAATTGAGCGTCTAATCTTAAATAACGAAGGAGGACAGGAATAATGCCCTTTGATAAAAATGGCAAATGGGTCCTCGACGAAGAGGCTCAAGCCATTGTAGATAACGACGTTGGTTTCTGGGATGAAATCGGACGTGGTATAACCTCAGGTGCACTTGATGCTGCTGAGGAAACCCTACAGTTTGGTAAATCAGCTATCGACACTGCGATTGAGTTCACAGGCTATGAAGGTTTTGAGGATACTCGGAAGCCTATAATTACGTATAAACCTAACCGCCCAAGAACAATGGGTGGTAAAGTTGTCGAGGACCTTACTCAGTTTGGTCTAGGCTTTGTAGGTGCTGGTAAAATCAAAGCGGTAGGCAAGCTAGGACGCGGTCTTGACCATCTCTTAATGGGTAAAGGCTGGAGCCGTAACATTCGGCAAGGTGCTGTAGGCGATACAATCGTGTCAAACCCCTACGAAGAGCGCCTGTCTAACGTCTTAGAGGACGTACCTGCTCTTGATAACGTGGTGACACAGTATCTAGCTGCGGACCCTGAAGACAGTTTTGCTGAGGGTAAGTTTAAAGCAGGTATCGAAGGTGCCTTAACAGGTGCCGCAGTCGAAGCTGTGTTTAAAGTAGGTAAGGCATTTAAGCGTACTGAACGTGCTATTGATGCAGGTGAAGATATTACTGAGTCCGTGGCCAAGCAGGACTTGGAGATTGATGCTGCGGTTAAGTTAGACGCTGAAGAAGTTGCTACAGAAAATGCAATCACTCAGGCGCTTAAATCTGATTTGATTGCTGAACAGAAAGCTAAAGGTACAACTAACACCCCACAGACTATTCTAGATGATGGTTTAGAAGAGGTAGGCGAGGCTGTTGTTCCTGAGCTTTCAGCTACAAAAGAGTTGATTAGGCGTAAGCTTGATGAAGGCCTTAAGAATAAAACCAAGGATGAGCTGATAAAGGCTACGTCTAAAAAAGAGCTTGTTGGTTATGCTGAAATGCTCGGTATTAAGCTGTCTTCTAAAAACTCACGTACTAAAGCTAAGCTGTTGGATACAGTTGTTGATGATCTTTACAAAGGCGTGGACGTTCCTAAAGCAAAGAACACTGTTAAAATAGAAACCAAAGTTTCTGATAAAGGTGTCAAAGCGCCCACTAAGGTTAAAATAAAGAAACTCGACGCTGCTCAGATAAAAAACATTGCTAAAAACCCAGAGGACCTTGGAGATTCCTTAAAGAAGGGTAACTTGTACGATCCTAAAACTTGGGACCCTACCAACCCTGCGGGTGTTAAAGACACTGTCTCTAATCTTATCAAAGTGAACGCAAAAGAATTTCAGGCAGTTCGAGGCACTCAGTCTTGGAAAGATGCTGAGGATGACATTGCTGAGCGCTTTGGGGACATGTTTGGTCTCAAAAACGAAGAGATTGCGGGTATTGTAACTAACTTTACAAAGGCTACTGAGGACGCCTCGTTTGTTCTTGGTGCCGCTGAAAGCGTAGTAAAGAAGCAATACGAAGACCTGTATGACAGCCTATTAGATGTACGTTTTAATACTGAAGATGCTTTCACTCAGACAACGCTAGAGGCCCTTGAGAGTTCTTCAATGCTGCTCAAGTCCCTCCAAGGGCAGGAAACAGCCTTTGGTCGTGCTTTGAACCTCCGTAAAAAGCCCGTAATGGATGCTGATCAGCTTAAGATGAAATCACTTGAACGTGACGAAATCGTAGAGCTAGAGCATGTCCTAAAAGCTTACGGTGGTAAGAAAGGTCTAGAACAGCTTCGAGCCTCCTTTGTTGCCGCAGGTCGTGGTAATTTTAAAGCCATGAACAAGGTTATTAAGGCTACACAAGAAAGTAATGCCACTAAAGGTATGCGGTCTGTAGTTGAGCTTTTCCGCTCTATGATCTTGCTGAACACTAAGACACACGTAACCAACATGTTGTCAGGTGGGATGGAAACCTTTCTACGCCCAATGGAGGGTTATGTTGGGTCCTTTATGGGTAAAGGTGCATTCTCGGCAGAAGCCGCTGCGGCACGTAGCTACTATTCTGCACAAGTAGAAGGGCTCTTTATGGGCCTTGACGCTGCAATCGTTCAATCGTCAAGAGCGTTTCAACTTGAGAAAAACTTACTAGACACTGTGGGTAAGGTTGATGACATCACACAGGCCAATAAGATTACAAGCGAATATTGGGATGTAGCCTCTGACACTTTCCTTGGTGGTTTCTTAAACTATACAGGTAAAGCAAGTCGTATGTCCTTAAGAGCTTTAGGCGCTGAGGATGAGTTCTTCAAACAGATCAACTACCGCTCGGCTGTCTACGCTGCTTCAAAGCTAGAAGGCGCTGGGCGCGGTCTCAAAGGCGAAGAGCTTTCAACCTTTATCTCAAAAAACCTTGACGATGCGTTTGACGCTTCGGGAGCAGCCGCTACTGCAAACGGTAAATTTAAGCACTCACAGGCTGTGGATATGGCCCGTCGTGTTACCTTTACACAAGAGCTTCGTAAGGGTTCTCATGCTCAAAAGCTTCACTCGTTTGTAGCAAGTAACCCCTCGTTTCAGATGGTGTTACCCTTTGTACGGACCCCAACCAACTTAATCACGTCCGCTGTCCAGCGTACACCAATGCTAAGCAAGCTTTCTAAAGACTTGCAGGAACAGCTTAATAGTACTGACATGGTTGTACGTTCACAGGCTCAAGGTAAGTTGGCCACCGGAATGGTGATTTATGGTGGTGCACTAAGTCTTGTTTATAAAGGCCTAGTGACTGGCGCAGGCCCTTCCGATCCAGCACAAAACCGTACATGGCGACAAGCAGGTAACCAACCTTATAGCATCAAAGTAGGTGGTAAGTGGGTAAGTTATCAACGAATGGACCCTAACTTCATGCCAATCGCGGCTGTGGCAAACATGTATGACTCTGTGTCTTATTCACCTGCATTTTCTGGTGACGTAAAAGACATAGCGAATGTACCTGTTAGTGACCTCGCGGTTTCTATGATCCTAGGTATTACAAAGACTGTAGAGGATAAGGCTTATTTTCAAGGCATTTCTAACTTAATTGCTGCTTTGACAAGTGAAAACCCTGCACAGAAAAACTCGTTACGCCGTATTGGTGAACAGTATGTAACTTCCTTTGTACCCGCAGCCCCTGAACAAATTTATGAGGGTGTGCAGTACATGATGGACGGACAGCCTGAAGAGATGAAAGAAGCTGTTGGTCTCGTGGACAAAATCCGCCGTAGGTGGGTTACATCAAACGATGAGCTACCAACAAAGTACAACTGGTTAACAGGTAAGCCTATGATCAACTACGGGGGCTTCTCAGGTCTGCCAGTAGTCGATGCAACTGAAGATAAAGTTTTAGAAGAATTGGTAAGCCTAAAAGTAGGTTTCCGTGGTCCGACTAAAACTATGTCAGATTTGAAGTTCAAGCTAAACACTGAGGAATTTGCCGCTTATCAGCGCCTTGCGGGTACTACTAAGATAAACGGTAGAAACCTTATGGGTAACCTTGAGAAACTGTTTGCAAGCGAAGCTTATAGCGCAGCCGCAAGTGACTTTGAGTTAACAGCCGAAGGCTTCAATAAGCAGGCCGATTTAACCCGTAAGGTTATTTCTGCTCATATCCAGAGTGCAAGGGCAGAGCTAATACAAGAGTTCCCAGAGCTAAGGGATGAGTATGTTGCTCGAAAAGTAGCTAAACAAACTGGACAGCAACTCCTCGACTTTAATCGTTAACGAACGGCCCCTCTTCGGAGGGGTCTTTTTCATATAGGTATTAAATGGCTATTATTGCTAACTACACTGCCGACGGCGGTGCTTCGACGTTTGCCGTGCCTTTTGAATACATGAACGAAGCTGATGTTCTTGTACTCGTTAACGGTACTGCAACTACAAATTTAACTTTTACATCTACAAACACAATCGTACTCGATGCTATACCAGAGGCAGGAGCTTTGGTGGTTGTTGAGCGATCTACCTCAACTGAACCTGTTGTTGTTTTCTCTCAAGGATCAAACTTAAATGCTGAAGACTTAAATCTCTTAAGTCAGCAGGCTCGTTTTCTATCCGAAGAGGCTAGTTACAAAGCCAGTTTAGGCATTAGACTGAACCCCAACACCAATACTTGGGATGGCCAAGGGTTTAGCTTTAATAACATTGGTAATCCAACCGAAGATGACGAAATTGCCACCAGAGGGTATGTAGATACTGTTGGTGAGTCAGTTCTCGGCACAGCGGTCTCAGTACGTGACCAGCTTTACGGTCTAACTACCTCTCTGGTACGTCTACCGTATGGTTCTGATGGTTATAGTCAATATGACCCAGCCAGCGGTAATCTCAGCTTCTTCTTATCTGAAGGCCCTCAAGGTCCTACAGGTGCTACAGGCCCTTCCGGCGATACAGGTCCACAAGGTCCCGTAGGTATAGAAGGTCCTCGCGGTCCTGAAGGCCCAAGAGGTCCTGAAGGCGCCTTAGGTCCTATAGGGGAGACAGGCAGCCAAGGCGTAGAAGGTATTCAAGGACCAACTGGTCCTCAAGGTATCCAAGGCATTGTGGGTGACCAAGGCGCATCTGGTCCTACAGGTCCTACAGGTCCTCAAGGCATTACAGGTGCTACAGGCCCACAAGGTCCTGAAGGTTCTGAAGGCATCGCAGGTCCCACAGGTCCTCAAGGCCTAACAGGTGACCAAGGGCCCACAGGTTCTACAGGTCCCACAGGTCCTATTGGTCCCGAAGGTCCTCAAGGTATTCAGGGTAACCTAGGCCCGACAGGTCCTACAGGTCCTCAAGGTCTTACAGGTGATACGGGCCCTCTAGGTCCTCAAGGTGACCAAGGTCCGGTAGGTGCTACAGGTTCCCAAGGTACTCAAGGTCTTGTTGGCGACACAGGCCCAGTGGGCCCTCAAGGTGATCAAGGCCCGACAGGTGCTACAGGTCCCACAGGCCCTCAAGGTCTTATTGGCGATACAGGCTCCCAAGGACCTATAGGTGACCAAGGCGCTACAGGCGCTACAGGTTCCACAGGTCCTCAAGGTCCTACAGGCGATACAGGTCTTACGGGTGCCACAGGTCCTCAAGGCCCGACAGGTGCTACAGGCTCTACGGGTCCGCAAGGTCTTACAGGCGATACAGGTCTTACAGGTGCCACAGGTGAACAAGGTCCTGAAGGCATACAAGGCCCACAGGGTGACACAGGTTCTACTGGTGCAACAGGAGACCAAGGCCCTAGAGGTATTCAAGGTATTGAAGGTCTTCAGGGTCCACTTGGTCCCGAAGGCCCCGACGGTCCGCTTGGTCCCGAAGGCCCCGAAGGTGTGCAGGGTGAAGTTGGCCCTACAGGCCCCGAAGGCCCTACAGGCGCTATGGGTTCTACCCCACTAGGTCTAGCTTTTGGTACGTTCTCCATCAATTCAGATGGTGAGCTTCAGATTGAATATTATGGTGATGCTGACGACAACGATTTCTCAATCGACGCCGACGGTTTCCTCTATGTAACAACGGTGTAAAATATATGGCTCAGATAAATATTGGTCGTGTGCGTATGGGTTGGAAGGGAACTTGGGTTTCCACTACTGCCTATGTCGCACAGGATGCTGTTTACTATAACGGCGAAACATTTGTTGCTAGAATCAACGTCCCCGTTGGTACAGCGACAACTAACACAACCTACTGGCAACAAGTTGCTCAGAAAGGCACAAACGGTGCCGATGGTTCTGATGGTGCTACCGGACCTCAAGGCTCTACAGGTCTCCAAGGTCCTACGGGTCCTGAAGGTCCTGAAGGTCCTCAAGGCGATACAGGCTCCACAGGTCCGACAGGCTCCACAGGTCCACAGGGTTCTCAAGGTCCTACAGGAGACACAGGTCTTACAGGTCCTACAGGTCCTCAAGGGCCTACGGGTCCAGACGGAGATACAGGCCCCCAAGGTGCAACAGGTGACACGGGTCCTACAGGTGCTACAGGTCCCCAAGGTCCCACAGGTCCTGACGGGGACACAGGTCCAACAGGTCCTAAAGGTGATACGGGTTCCACAGGTGCTACAGGTCCTCAAGGTCCTACAGGTCCTGATGGAGATACAGGTCCTACAGGCGCTGCTGGTCCCACAGGTCCTACAGGTCCGGCAGGTTCACAAGGTCCAACAGGTGATGAAGGTCCTACAGGCGCTGCTGGTCCTACAGGTTCACAAGGCCCTACAGGTGATGACGGCCCTACAGGTCCAACAGGTCCCGCAGGTCCTACAGGTCCCGCAGGGGACACTGGAGGTACAGGTGCTACAGGTCCAACAGGTCCTACAGGTCCGGCAGGTCCTCAAGGTGATGATGGTCCAACAGGTCCCACAGGTCCCACAGGTCCTACAGGCGGCACAGGTGCTACAGGTGCCGAGGGTCCAGACGGCCCTACGGGGTCTACAGGCCCTACGGGTCCAGCAGGTCCTAAAGGTGACAAAGGTGATACAGGCAGCACCGGACCCCAAGGTCCTACAGGTCCGGCAGGTTCTACAGGTTCCGACGGTCCTACAGGCCCTGCGGGTCCTACAGGTTCACAAGGTCCTACAGGTGATGAAGGTCCTCAAGGTGATCAAGGTTCTACAGGTTCTACAGGTCCTACAGGTCCAGCGGGTGGTACAGGTCCAGCGGGTGCCGCAGGTCCTCAGGGTGCTACCGGATCGCAAGGCGCTACAGGTTCTACAGGTCCTCAAGGGGCCACTGGGCCATCAGGCGCTACGTGGGCGGTAAATAACTCATGGCGCAACACACCTGACGGTGATCAGCGTTTTTACTTTGCTACAGACAGTCATACCTACATTAAATCAGCATCTAATGTTTACATTAGGGCAGGCGGGGATACGACAAGATTTACTGTGGCTAGTAACGGGGATTGTACGGCTACAGGCAACCTTACTGCTTATTCTGATAAACGATTAAAGACAGATATTGAGACAATAAATGACGCTCTCGGTAAAGTCCAAGCGCTCCGCGGCGTAACCTTCTTGAAAGACGGGAAGAACAACATGGGTGTTATTGCTCAGGAAGTTCAGGAAGTCGTTCCAGAGGTCGTTGTCCAGAATGAAGAGTATCTTTCAGTTGCTTACGGTAACCTTGTTGGTCTTCTTATTGAGGCCGTTAAGGACCTTTCCCAACAGGTAAAGGAAATAAAGAATGGCAGTTAAATCAAGTGGACCGCTTGCTATGACTGATATTGTTAATGAGTTTGGGGGGTCCGCCCCTCATTCTCTTAACGAATATTATGGCGTAGCTTCGGGTATCGCTACTTCAGGAGCAATAACGTACAGCAGCTTTTATGGAGCGTCAGCAGTTATATCACTGACGTATCCAGCAGGTAACCATCAGAAGGTAAACTTAGAAAGTTGGGTTACAGGTTTAGGATATAGTGTACCCAACAGCTTTGAAATTAATATCGCAAGTGGCACTACTTTCTGGTCCAACGATATTGGTGTTCCAGCCCTAACTACAGGGAACTTGGGTTCTCTAATACTAAACAACAACGGTATTATTATGGGCAAGGGCGGTGACGCATGTTCGTTCAATATTCCAAATGGGTTTAGACCTCAAACGAGTTCCAACTGGGGTTTTACACTCACAGCAAAAGGTTGGCGATCCAATTTAGTGGCCCCTAGTCAAGCGGGTGGCCCAGCTTTAGCTGTTAACTGTACGGCTATAATAAACAATTCAGGTTATATAGCTGGTGGCGGGGCAGGCGGCCCTCAAGGCGGTAATGCGGTCTGGGAGCAGTTCGCTTCTGGTGCACCCCTGACGCAACCGTTCTTTGCATTAGCGACTTTTGACGAAGAGCCTCACAGACATCGGGCCTTTGCATCTTCCGGAGGTAACATTAAATTTGTCCCAGGATTGTCTCGCGGCTGGGGCGGTGGTGCTGGCGGTGGTCGTGGCGGGCGTACTACCTTAATGCAACATAGTATTATTGGTGAAGATATCCCTCACTACCCTACAGACCAACCTCCCGCAATTACAGGTATAGGACAGTCAGGGCGTCAAGCTTTTAGGCAACTGGGTCCTACATCGGCTTTTAACGTACAAAGTGTAGGCCTCAACGAGGACCGAGAGGCAACCCCCGCGGATGGCGGAGGCGGCATTGGAAATCTTATCTGGAGCAGTCAAACCAATCTCGGTGGTGGATCAAATTACTAAATGGAGAATTTATAATGTGTGGTGGAGGCGGACAAGATACTTTTGTCGTTAAATATCAAAAAGGGTTTTCAGGGCAGACAGGTGGTACTGTAATCCCAACAAGAAATTATGCTGATGGAGACCAGTGTTATTCGAGTAGCGGAAGTGGGACATACACCTCTGGTGGTTCGATCCCCGCTGAAAATGACATTGGCGAAAACGGCTATGGCCAAAGGAGTACCATCAGAACCTTTTCAGAGCATGTCGCTTATTATTATAACGATTATGCCCTTTTTAACTCTAACACTCCCGTTCCGGGGGGCAATAACTATTTAATAACTTTTGAGTGGGAATATCAGCAGCTTGGCGGTTCTGCCGTTGTAACAAACGGTAACTCAGTAACCATTAACAATACAACAAATGTATGGGGAGCAGTCTCTTAATGAACATTAATCTACAGCTACTCATAGACCACGGCCTAGAAGGCGACGCCTTAACAATATTTACTGAATGGTTTGGCGATCAAGAAGAAGATGTTTTCGACTTCGACGAGACCCTGACGTTGTTAACTAATTCTGAAGAACTTATTACAAGTAAGTTATTAGAACTAGGATCAGAAGAAACTCACGATTATTATGTTGAGTGGTTCACTGTGCTAAGTGTTATGCCAAGCGTATTAACGTACTTAAATGAACATGTCGTGCAAAACGTGTGGCGCTTAAATAGTGAAGAAGTTTTTACTAACCACGATACTTTGGTTGAAAAAGCTGAGGCCTTGAAATCGTCAAGAGTAAAGGCTGCGCGAACCATTAGTAACATTACTGGGGTTAACGATAACCCAGACGGTACAAAGACTTTTACAGGTTTTAATTTTCTAGACATAGAAACAATAGACCCAGAAAGCTTCGACGCTTTTGAATGGTTTAACCAGACCACTGGTCAACAAATGCGTTCTTTATCCCCAACACTAGCGGTCATGGCTCTACATACGCACCACATGGAATATGAGTACGAAAAACAGATGAACCCTAGTGTTGATCAAAAAATTACAAACGGAGACTACGAGGCATGGATCCCAACACCCTTAGAAGTGTCCTTTACAGAATAGTTGCTACAAATACCCCCGTCTATGAAATGGACCACAGATATATTGTACGCGGCACAGATGTAGGACCCATCACCCGTGTGGAACCACCTGAGGGTGATGTTCCTTACTTTAATCCGCCAGAAAACGATCTCTGGTTTAAATGCACTGAAACGATAATTGATCACAATGAGCAGTCTTGATACCGAAAGCCGCTTAAATAAAATCGAATGGACCATAGAGCGTCAGAACGACAATATTAAAGAGCTTTTTGATACCTCAGAAGAGCTCAGGGCCACCCTTTGTGGCATCCACGAAACCTTAGTGCAAATCAAATGGTTTGCTATTGGGGTCTCTTGTCTGTTCATGGCCGATCAATTCGGATTAACAGCAATCTTTAAATTACTAGGATAACAAATGTTAGCAGGTCTTATGACTATCCTGCCAAACATTGTAGCAATCATTGACAAAACATTACCTGACAAGGCGCAAGCAGAATTAGCTAAACAGCGTATTGAGTTTGAAATCTTATCAGCAGTTAATGAAGTCAATAAATCACAAGCAGAAACTAATAAAGTAGAAGCCGCTCACCGATCCTTATGGGTCGCTGGGTGGCGTCCTGCTATTGGTTGGGTAGCAGCTTTAGGCGTCTTTTGGGCGTTTATCGGTCAGCCTATTTCTGAGTGGTGTGCTACTCTGTACGGCCTTCCAATATCATCCTTCCCACTATTTCCAATGGAACAAGTCTTAGAGCTAGTCCTAGCGATGCTTGGTCTATCGGGCCTACGCACTTGGGAAAAAATGAAAGGCGTTTCTAAATGAGCCGCGACTACAAAAAGGAATACCGCGAATACCACGCAAAACCAGAGCAAAAGAAAAGACGCGCTGGGCGTAACGCGGCACGTAAGTACGCAACTAAAAAAGGCTTGGTTCGTAAGGGAGATGGCAAAGAGGTGGACCACAAAAACCACAACGCTACCGACAACAGACCAAGCAACCTTAAGATTATGACCGCAAGCGCAAACAGATCAAAACAACCAAAGAGGTCATAAAATGAGTGGTAAAGCTTCTTTCGATTTATTGGAGGCTCTGCATGCAGCAGTGGCTACCGATCTACTCGACAAGATTAAATCAGGACAGGCAACAGGCGCTGAAATAAGCGCAGCCATCAAGTTCCTAAAAGACAACGGTGTCGAGTCAATTCCAACAGGTGACAACAGCATGGGACGTCTTTTCGAGGCGTTGCCTTTCGAAGACGCAGATATTCAGCAGGCTTTTAAGCAATGAAAAAAATAGTAAAACTGTATAAAGATTATATGTACCACCGCAGAGCGGTATGGGCAGGCGACACGTTGCGTATGCACAGCAACCAACAGCTAAAAGATATTGGTATAACACGAAACGACATCAATCAAATGGCACATGCAAAGTGCCCTTGGTGTGCTAGATGGCAAAAATAATATACCAAAAATATATCTTATTTATTCATAGGTTTAGGGAGGCTTGGCTGGCCTGCCTGCTTTGCATGGTCCAAGGGGACTTAACAGTCGTAACTTTAAACCACGCTATAACAGCAGCCAAGACAGGTACTATTGCTGGCGTGTCTTTTGTGGCCTTGAGTTTTTCTAAGAAACTCGAAGGTAACATAATCTTATCAACATGGACTATTGGCGTACTGACAGCAGGCGCTGATCTTCTGATACATCCCACACATTTTGGACCTGAACTAGCGGAAGCTTTGTGCACAGGGGTAGGCGCTGCCGCCCTAGGGTTCTGCATGATGAAGTGGCAAGAAAAAAAATAAAGGTAATTTACTTTGAACCCAGAAATTCCAAAGCAGCTTCACGACTTTAGGAATTTTTTATACCTTGTTTGGAAACACCTGAACCTACCCGAACCAACTCCGGTTCAATACGACATGGCCGAATACCTTCAAGGTGGTCCTAGACGTATGGTGGTTCAGGCTTTTCGAGGTGTAGGAAAGTCATACATCACATGTGCTTATGTAGTGCACCAATTACTACTAAACCCCGACATGAAGTTCATGGTTATCTCAGCTTCTAAATCGAGAGCCGACGACTTCAGTACCTTCACACAGCGATTGATCGTTGAGCTACCTTTCACCCAGCACTTAATTGCAAAAGACGAACAGCGGTGGTCCAAGATCGCCTTTGACGTTGCTCCTGCAAAAGCCTCAGGGTCTCCTTCGGTCAAGTCCGTTGGTATTACAGGACAGCTTACAGGGTCTCGCGCAGATATTATCATTGCAGACGACATTGAGGTTCCTAATAACTCAGCAACACAGATGATGCGTGAAAAGCTTGGGGAAAGCGTTAAGGAGTTTGACGCTGTTCTTAAACCTGATGGACGTGTTATCTACCTAGGCACTCCTCAGTGCGAAATGTCTCTTTATGAAGAGCTAAGAAACCGTGGGTACAACCTACGCATTTGGCCTGCAAGATACCCGACGGTAGCCCAGAGAGACAAATACAATGATCGTCTTGCCCCTATGGTTGCTGACGCTCTTGATGCCGACAAAGTAGAAGCAGGTAGTCCTATGGACCCTAAGCGCTTCGACGAAGAGGACCTAACAGAACGTGAGTTGTCCTATGGTCGCTCAGGCTTTGCATTACAGTTCATGTTAGACACATCACTAAGCGATGCTGACAAGTATCCCCTCAAGGTGAGTGATCTAATTGTCATGGGAGTAGACAACGACAAAGCACCAGAGAAAGCAGTCTGGGGTAAGCAAGTAGAGGTCAACGATCTACCTAACCTAGCCTTAGCTGGAGACCGCTATTACGGCCCCGTACAGACCCTTGGGGACTGGTTGGAGTATAGTGGTAGCGTAATGGCTATTGACCCCTCTGGTAGGGGCTCAGATGAGACAGCATATGCCATCGTAAAGATGCAAAACGGTATCCTATACGTTGCAGACGCAGGGGGTATCTCAGGGGGCTATTCTAAGGATACTTTAGAGCACCTTGTGTCACTCGCTAAGACGTACAAAGTTAACTACGTAACCATCGAGAGCAACTTCGGTGACGGTATGTTTACTGAGTTGATCAAACCATACTTCACCAAGTCATATCCATGTACTTTAGAAGAGGTTCGCCACAGTAAACAAAAGGAACTAAGGATCATTGATACCCTAGAGCCTATTATGAACCAACACAGGCTAGTCATAGACCCTAAGGTCATTGAAAAAGACTGGAAAAGCGTACAACACTATCCACCAGAGAAAGCTTCTCGCTATACCCTCATACACCAGATGACACGTATGAGCCGCGAAAGAGGCGCTGTAGCACACGATGACCGTTTAGACGCTCTTTCGATGGCTGTAGCATATTGGGTCGATCAGATGGCCGCAGACGCCGACAGGCAGATGCTAGACCGTCAACAAGACATCTTCATGCAAGAATTAGACAACTTTAAGAACAATTCCTTGTTCCTTAAGGGCCCCAAAGAAGACCAAACAACCACTTGGATGTAGGGGGTGTCTAATAAATGACGGTATCGGAAGAAGTCTCCCCAGAGCCCCTTTACATACCTAAGGTAAGCATTGGAATCCAGTAGGTCCTAGGGGGATACAACACAAGACATACTCAATATCACTAGTGTAAGTAGTTATTTATGAAGCCTCAGGGTCTTAAGGGACCTTGGGGCATTTTACTCCCAAAAATCCGAAAGGGTTATTAAGGTAAGGGCTGAAGCTGGTTCCCCCATAGGGGGCCGCGGGTGGCGTGTGGATCGAATGCAAGGGGGGTGGGGGGTGTCTATCACACCTAGGGCCACCATTTAGGCCACCAAAGGATCGCAAAGCCCTTGTAAACATGAGCCAACGGGAGACTTTAAGTCGCTTGATGATCTTCAAGGTCCTAAGGTGCACGACAAAACAATCCTAAGCTTTTATTCTCTATTATATAGTACACGTGTGAATGTGTGATTGATCTGTGGTTTCTTTTGGGAACCAATAGGGCCG